CTAAAAATCAAGCGGAGGTGCTTATTTAATGGGTTTATTTAGAAAAGCTTTAAAAGATGGAAAACAAATTGAGTTACCTGCTTCAGGTGCTGAGTTACGTCAAGAAATGGCAAAAGTTGCTAAAGAAGAACGTTTTGCTGCTCAAGGTAGTTCTTTACTAGAAAAGAATTCATCAGCGTTATTACGCGGTGTTTTCGAAAAAGAAGGTTTAACATGGGACGATGCAAAACGAGCACTTGACCCAAACATTTGGACTCGTAGCGTTGAACAAATGTTTACAAATACAAACACTAAGCCTTTATTCCCAATCATTACAGAAGATTACGTTCGTAATGGTTATGAGAAATCTGGTCGTGCAAGTGAGTTAATTATGGGTAACGTGCCAATGGAGCAACAAACTCAAGAATTTTACTACTATGAAGATTCTGACGATGACAAAGATAGCAACTTAGATTTCAATCTTGTTGCTCAAGGTGCTCCAATTCCAGTTACAACAATTGGACTTCAAGATAAACGTTCAATCCGTGTCTACAAACGTGGTGGTGGTGTAGAAATCACTGATGAAGCTAAATCAATGAAAATTGATATGTTAGCCGCTTTCTTAAAGCGTCGTGGTCAACGTATGGGAATTACTGATGAGCGTTTAGCTATTGAAACATTAAGTAATGGTTACTTTGATGATGGTTGGGATGCTCCAGAAGTTATCGGAGTTTCAAAAGTGAACGAGCTTGATCCAGTCGATATGTGGTATGCGACTTATTACATGAATGACGAATACGGATTTACTCCCGATAGAGTAGTAATGAACTTAAAAACTGCTGAATTGTGGTTAAAAAATGTTACTCAAGCCGGTAATCCATTATTCTTAGGTAATATCTTAAATGGTGATATGCCAAATGTAATTAAATCAGCTCCATTTATCAACAAAAAAATGCCTGATGGAAAAATCATGTTCGTTGATACTGGTTTTGCTTTACAAGAGTACACTTATAAACCATTTTCTACTGAAACAGAACGTAGTGCTAAAACTCAATTGGAAGGTTCATATTCTACTAAAACAGCTGGATATGTACCATTTGAAAAACGCGCTCGTCTTATTGTTGATATTACAAAAGCTAGAGTTTAGGAGGGATTATCTTGGCTAAGAAAAAAGAGGAAAAGAAAGAAACTAAACCTGTTGAAACAGCTGACGAAGTTATAGAAGAAGTCGTAAACGATGAAACAGTTACTGTTGATGAGAATCAAGGAGAGCTAACCGAAACAGAAGAAGTTGAAACAGCTGACGAAGTTGAGAAACCAGAACTTTATACTCTTTCTAAACCCGATACCATGTTTTACGATGGTCGTTTCGTGATTACTAGTGAAGATAAAATTCCTTTACCTGATGTAATCACTGGACCAATTCAAGCTAGATTAGACTCAGGATTCATTGTCAAAGTAGAAGAATAGGAGGGATTCGATGTTCGCAACTATTCAAGATGTTAGAGACACATCAAAATATAAAGCTGATGAGTCATTTAAAGAACTGAAAGACACTGAGATTCAAGGTTATATCGAACGTGCTGATATTCAAATCACAGCAAGAGTTCACTGTGATTATTCTAAAACAGGCGATGAAATGATTCAGAAGAAATTAAAGATAGCGACTATTAAAATGGTTGACTATCTTTTTTTCATGGATTCAAACAGAAAAGCTATTGAAAGAAAAATGAGTGGACTGCAATCTGAGTCGATGGATGATTATTCTTATTCATTGTCTAGCCAATCGTTAGATAAGCTAGATACTAATACAGGAGATACGGAGCTTGATTTAATTCTAGAATCGTTACTTGTTCCGATAAGTTCTCATGCTTTTTTTGGTGTTTCTGGACCTACAAGAGCAAAAAGAAGGAAGATGTCTTATGGCATTCGATGACTTTTTAAATCATACGTGTACCCTCGTTATCCCTTCTAGTGGTGATGAGGTAGACGACTGGGACAGACCTATCATTAAAGATAAAGAAGTTCCTTTAATTCCTTGTCGTTTCATGAGAAAACGGCTGAAAAACGTCATTGTTACAGATGATACAAAAGGCTTGTATGAATCAACTCTTGTTTTATCAGCTGATCAAGAGATTAATGATGATATGCGAATTAAAAATATCAAAGATGGTAAAGGCAATCTATTAGCTAGTGACGAGTTCAGAGCTGAGGAAATACTCCCTCGTAATGACTTTGATTCCTTGCATCATTATAAAATTATCTTGAAAGGAGCTGTTTGATATGGGAAAACGTGCATCAGCTTCTTTTAAATTTGATAAGCAAGCTCAAAAATTCTTTGCTGAAATTGATAGTAAAATGCCTTTAGCAAGAGAAACTGCAGTAAAAGCAATGGGTATCGCGTGGGCTGATGGAGCAAAGGAAATCACTCAATCAGATGATCATATCGATACCGGAGCTTATGTCAACAGCATTGGTTATGAAACTAATATTCCTGGTAAAAACGGGATTATCCAAAAAGGAACGCCAATTAATGACACAGTCGAAAAAGCAAACGAGACTATTTTAACAATTGGCTCAGATGTGAGGTATGCAGCACCTTTAGAAAAACGCTATAACATTATGGCTCGTTCTTTAGATGCTAATGAAAAACGAATGCTTGAAGTTGGAAGCATGGCAGTAAGGAAAACTATATTAGGAAAGTAGGTGTTTAAATGGATTTCGTAGATGCAACATTACCAATCGCAAGTTTTTTAAAACCAATATTCAAAGAGGAAATCAAAACGATTAGGCCTTTCAAGTTAGATAAAACGGTGGAAAAGCCAGCTTTACAAGTAAAATCAGTTGGAAAAACAACTATCCAGCTGTTAGTTAGAGACGACAATGATATTAACGCTCTTAACGTCTGTACCGATGTCGCTAACTATTTACAACGTAATCACGCTGGGATTGATGGTATTAATGTATTCGATATGAAACTAACAACACCTATTTATCCAGATATGGATGAGGAAACCAAGATACCAGAAGCATGGTGTTATATGAGTATTAATTATTTTGAAAGTTAGGAGTGTCAATATGTCAAAAGAAAAAAAGCAGTTTGAAAAGAAACCTCAAGAAACAAAAGAGGTTAAAGCAAATGAAGAGACAAAAACAAAAGTTAAGTTAATCGCGCCAACAAATATGATCGGTGTTTTACAACTAAACGATATTCAGTATCTAAACGGAGAAATTGCTGAATTAACAGAAGATGAGCTTCAAACACTAAAATATGGTTGCTCATGGGACTATGAGGAGGTCAAATAATTATGGCAGAAAAAAATAATGTTTATAAATATGATAAGAAGAATATTCAAGGTGGAGCAGGTCGTTTATTGTGGAACTCAAATACTTTAAATCGTCCTAAAAAAATTAGCGATGTAATGGATCTAGAATCATTTGAAGCTAAAGATGGTTGGAGTGATTTAGGAGCTACAAACGACGGTATTGCTCAGTCACGTGGATTTGATACAGAAGATGTTGAAATCGATCAATCAAAAACACCAATCGACACATCTGTTTCAAGTTGGACTAACGCAATTTCAACCACTTTGATGGAAACATCTATTGAAAATCGTCAATTAGTTAATGTTGGTGGGGCTATTTCTGAAACTCCTGCTGTTTTAGGAACTGCAAGCAAAACAACTGCTGCTATTCCAAACGGTACTAAATTGATTAAAGTAGCTGATGGCACAGAATTTGCGAAAAGTCGTTTCATTAAAATTGGTGATGAAACAATCGCAGTTGGTACAGTTGATGGCGATGTTATTCGCTTGAAAAAAGCAATTAACAAAGAAGGCGGCTATCCTGCTGATACTGATGTGTTACCAGTTAAAGAATTAGGTACTAAAACTATTTCTTATGGTGCTCCTGAATCAGTTCCAGCAGTTCAATTAGCTCTTATTTCTCAACGTGAAGATGGCACTTTATTAATGATTGTTTATTATGAAGTGAAATTAAACGGTGATGAAGTTGAATCAACGTTCAATAAAGAAAAACGTACTTTGCCAGTTGGCTTTGTGGCTTTTGCACAAGATGATTTACCAGAAGACGAAAATGTCTATATCGAAGTAGAGCAAACTTTATTATAAAATCTAGGAGGAAACAATAATGACTGATCAAATTAATTCAATGGTAGAAAATAAAAAGGTAATCGCACTGTCTGATGGCAGTGCTTTTCCTATGCCTAAACTAACAACAAGTAAGGTGTTAAAACTGGCTAAAATGATGACTGGTGATTTTACAGGAATTTACAGCAAAGTGACTTCAACGGTTAAGAAACCAGTATTTTATCCAAAAGGCATGTTCAAGTTGGATGAAAAGAATGAAAAAATTCTTGATGAAACTGGTAATCCTATTCAATATACAGGAAATGAGCCTGTTTTAGATGCTGACGGCAATCAAGTAACCGCTTTTGATAGTAGAGATATCGAGGGGATCGTAGAGGTTGTTTTAGAAGAATTAACTGAAGAAACAATTACTAAGTTAATCGGTGTAATTCTTGGTATCTCCGAACAAGAAGCAGGTCAAATGGATATCTTTGATACTGTTATTATCATTTCTGAATTCTTAGCTAATACAAACGTTCATAAAGCTTTTTTAGCGATTCAGAAGGTAACAGGAACCTTCAAACCGAAAAAACAACCAGAAACGACAACGGAAAACACTGGATCGAACAGTTCCGTAGTACAATTTCCGAATACGCCACCAAACTAGTCGAACAGGTAGAGACGGTTTCGTGGTTTTTTAATTACACAGAAGAGTACACGCTGGAAAAATCTCCGTCCTGGTTAACAA